GACGACGTTGATGGTTACATCAAGGCTGTGTTGGAGGATGATGCCACGCTCAAGAACATCATCAAGACCAACAAGACCTGGATTGACGAGATCTACGCTCGCTGTGCTGCTAGGACGCAGAAGAAAGACGATGCAGAGCTGGCCAAGCAGGCTCGCAAGATGATGCGCACCAAGGTGCCCAAGCTGTTGGATGCCAACGGCAAGGATCGCACCAAGTGCGTGCTGCTGATCACAGAAGGTGACAGTGCCAAGACCATGGTTAGTGCCGTGCGCGATCCAGAAGTGCACGGTGCTCTGCCGCTGCGAGGCAAGATCCTCAACGTCAGAGGCGAAGCTCCCAAGGCACTGCTGGACAACCAGATCCTCATGGACCTCATGACCAGCATTGGCTGTGCGCTGGGACAGCGTGCTGATCGCGGTGACTTACGCTATGGACAGGTATGGTTAGCAGCTGACCAAGACCCTGACGGTGCCAACATCACTGCACTGTTGGTTAACTTCTTCTATCTGCACTGGCCAGAGCTGTTTGATCCCAAGCTGCCCACGTTCTTCTATGCGCTGCAAACGCCGTTCATCATACAAGAGAAGGGCAAGAACCGACACTACTGGTATGCCGATGACTATCACACCTATGATGCCAAGGATTGGAAGGGTGCGCCCAAGCCCACACGCGCCAAAGGACTTGGTTCGTTGGAAGAAGCAGATTGGCGCCACAGCCTGGTCAAGCCAAAGCTGATCCCCATAACTGATGATGGTGGTCTCAGTGATGCGCTCAAGCTGATATTCGATCCCAAAGGCGCAGATGCTCGCAAGGATTGGATCGCACTAGATGCTTGACGATGTGTCATTGGGAAAGTTTCAGATCAATCTGGACATAGCCCAGCGATACAGCAAGACAGAAAAGATTAAGCTATTCAATGCTAGAAATCCTGAACTCTTTACATGGATAGCCGAAAATGTTGATCCTGATTTTGATCAAATCTGCCACAGAATCAAACTTATTAGTTGGCCCCACAGAACATACGATGAGGTCAGCGTTTACCTGGAGATACGCAATGAGAGCGAACTCACCCTATGGAAGCTGCGGCCGGATAATCTAGTCGCTAATTGATCAGTCACGGTTCCTGCGATCGCGCATGCAGCTGGTGCAACAGGCAGCGCCGTGATCATCATCTGCGTCAGCAGGTCCTATCACGTTTTCAGCATTGATGCTGCTCCAACCGCTGCCATTAGTTACCTGGAACACGCCTATGTAACCGCCGCTGTACAGTTGGAACGGCGCAGTTAGATGCTGCATTTGATCGTATCTGTGACCAGAGGTATTGGTGATAGTGGTATCAAACCATGAGGGCCAGACAAAGTCGCTGACAGATATCCCGTTGATCTGGTAACCAAGATTGTCTGCTTCGCAAGCATCACAGGCTTCGTAGGCATAGAGCATGCCTGCTGTGTTGGTGGTCTGCCTGAACACTGTGAGATTTACGTAAGGATCCAGCATCATCTCCAGCAGCTCATGGCTGAGTGTTACCGTCCAGTTGTAGCCATAGGTGATGTCGTCCTTGGCAAATATGCGTCCGTATGGCAAACCTGCGGCAGTCTCATCGTGATAGCCCAGCGCGCCGCTTACATCACTGCGATCCAATATATAGATGGGCCAATTACCCACGGGTATGCCCTGTGATCTGGTTACAAATACCAACGTAGCTGTGGTACCCCAGGCAGCTTGCCAATCCCTGTCCAGCTGTATCTGCAGTGCTGCCGCAGCTGCTTGTACCTGTGCATCACTGAGTACTGTGCTTTGATTCTGTATAGCTATGGTTGGACCCATGCGTACCACTGTGTTGCCGCTGCTGGGTACAGTTGGTGCAGGCGGTGTAGTGTAGGTGTAGAGGCTGTTAGCAGCATTGGTACCATTGGTTGTTGTTACAGTGACACTGACTGCGCCAGCTGCATGTGCAGGTGCTGTAGCATGTATCTGAGTGTTGCTGTTCACAACCACATTGGAGGCTGATGTAGTACCAAACTTTACACTGGTGGCTCCGGCGAAATTGCTGCCCGCTATGACCACGCTAGTACCGCCTGCAATATTACCGCTGCTGGGAGTCACGCTGCTCACGGTTGGGGCTGGTTTTGTTACAGCTGCGACGTTTTGCGCTGCCCATTTAGCCTGTATCTGTTCTTCGGTTGGCAAGCGATAGGTAGCCATTGCATGATCTCCTGTTAATATAGCTTATTTACAAGATCGCAGAATTATAGATGATATCGCCATGCAGATATATGCTAAATAATATCACGGAGATAAATTATGGCACAACTCTATAAAATAACGAATTTAAAAAATAACAGAGCCTATATAGGTATAGTTGTAGCATCTAATAAAGATTACCTCATTCGTTTCGCTGAACATTTGTCCGGAGAAGGTAGTGTTTGGATTAAACGCGAGTTAGATGATAAGACAGCAACCGAATCAGACTTTAAGGTAGAACTGTTAGAAGAACATGATGATGTGAGATACATAGCCGACAGAGAGATTGACCTTATTCAGGAACATCGCACGTTATATCCAAATGGTTACAATGGTAATATTGGCAATTACATTATAAGAAACCAAGAAACGAACACCAAAGCTGGTATCACTCGCAGTCAAAATAGGGCTTTAGGCAAACATAAATCTACTGGTCAACCAGGTAAAGCTATCTACAGATATCCAACTGGTGAAACTGCAAAATTACCTATAGATCATGCTGATGTAACATCTGGGTTGGTAAAACATGTCAATTATAAACCAACTGCATGTCAAAGAATAAGACAGGAACAAATAAATCTTGAGCGACAACGTAACGGGGGATGGACTGATAAAGAATTGGTCGAAAAAGAACGTCGCAGTAAATTATGGAAGCATGTGCATCACACAGATTGGTGGCAGAAAGGTCGTGAAACTTATCGAAACCGCATGTCCAGGGGTGAATACACAGATGCCGAATTGGCAACTTTTGGACGTAGATCAGAAATAGTTGCCAAAGAATGGTCTGATTGGTCAGCTGAAGACCGGTTGGCTAGAACTAAGAATGGTCTTAACATTATGAACAGTATGGTATCCTGCGAACACTGTGGGTTATCTATGAACAAAGGAAATTATCGAAGATGGCACGGATTGAACTGCAAGCAAGTCAAGATATGACAGATGATGAGGATCAATCAGATACCAGCCAATGGATTAAAAAAATATCACGAGATTTCTCCATTTATGTGTGCCAAACTCGCGGAATACCAAGTGTGTGCGACGGACTCAAAGATGCACAGCGAAAAGGACTAGATGTAATCAAACCGCTTGGAGACAAGATCAAGACCATATCTCTAGCAGGTCTCATGATAAGTTCTAATAGATATCTGCATGGAGATGCCAGCGCTGCTGAAACGCTAAGCTTGATGGCTGCTCCATATTGTAATAACGTACCGTTGTTACACGGAATCGGTGCATTTGGTACCAAAGTCGGTCCAACTGATTGGGGTGCAGCACGTTACACCTATCTCAAGCGCAATAATCACACAGATTCTCTGGTGTTCACAGACTATGATATCGTACCTCTGAAAGAGAACTACGATGGCAGCGTGCTTGAACCCAAGAACTATCTACCCTTGGTTCCCATGGTGCTGCTGAACGGCATCAGTGGTATCGCAGTGGGTTGGAGCACAGACATCTTGCCACGCACGCTAGATGACATCATTGACGCTACCATCGCAGCCTTGGACGGCAAGAAGATCAAGACACTGGTACCGCGCTATGACTATCTCAACTGTGGTGTGCGCAACATAGCTGGCAACAGCTGGGAATTCACTGGACGCTGCAGGATAGACGGCAGCACGGTATGGATCGAAGAACTGCCCCCAGATCTCAGCCTTGAAAAGTTCAAGGCACGCTTGAACACCATGGAAGAAGAAGACAAGATCCAGACCTACATCGATCGCAGCACCAAGGAGATCCGCATTGAAATCCGTTTCAAGCGCGGTACCATCAACAACTGGACGGAAGACACTGCCATCGACTATTTCAAGCTGCGCAGCAAGGCCACTGAGCGCATCGTGGTCTTGGACTGGAATGGCAACAGCGTGCGCCAGTTTGAATCTGCTGAACAGGTAGTTCAAGAATATGTGGAATGGCGCTTAGGTTGGTACAAGACTCGCTATGCCAAGATGATAGCTGACCTGAACTATCAACTGAACTGGAACTTGGCTATCAAGGCCTGTATTGACGGCAAG